GGCTTCTTTTCGGATGGTGATACTTCCTTCTCCATTGTATAAATTAACTTATTACACACGCTACACTTACGCCGACGCTTTACGCCATCATTTGTTATCTCTGTCTGAACTACGGGGGTCTTACTTCTACAGCAATACATAATCAAGTACCTAGCATAGAGAAAAAAATAGCGATTCAGGATAGCCTGAACCGCTATATAAAAGATTAAATGTGTGAGGAGAGAATCTCACGCTCGATGTACCACTTGGCTTTCTGTAAGTCCTCGACACGATTGCCTTTCAATCCGGCTCGTGTAATATACTTCACAGCGTTGCCCAAGTTGTAGTTGAGATTCTTAGCTTCGATAAAGTCAATCGTCTCAACACCCCCTGCCGTATAGTGTGGCGGTGAGTTAACCATGTCTGGTTGTCTATCTATAGAACTCTGCAAACGAATTTTTGGTCGTATTGATTCTGACGATGTTTCCATGTGTAGTAATTCTAATTGCTTAGGTTCGACTCTCTTAACTTTCTTCTTACGCATAGTGCTTTGAGCGTAATACACCGTATCAACGCTACACCCTAGTATCTCCGCAATCTTGCGCGGTGTCGTGTAAGCGTTAGTTTTTATGAATTGACGCACCTTGTGTGCGGTTGAATTTTTACGAACATATTTAGCCATTGTTAGCCTCTCTGTTAAGTTTAAAAAGATAATCGTTGCGATACTCTGTTGGCGGTGTCCACCCAAACTTACGCCAAACTTTTTGAACATCTGACCCCGCTGTCCATCTAAAATTATCATAGGGGTTGATGCTCTGATAATGCTCTACATCACGACCTTTCGATTGTTTGTATTTCACCATGTATTAACTCCATAAGGTTCTCGACATTTGTTTCATCTATTATGAGAGCTATGCCGCCACTCTCTCTTATCAACCGCAACTCTCTTAACTGAAGAGCTGTCGGCTTACCACCATTTGCTTTGTACTCAATCCCGATGAAGTAACCTCTATAACAACATACGTCATCGGGTACACCCGCACGACCATACCCACCAGAGAAAGGGGGAAAGTGATACGCCCCCATCTGGTCTAATATAATCCTGCCCTTCTTCTTTACCTTACTCTCCGGTGTTGCCATTTCTTGCTTTCATCATTGCATCAGCCATTTCATAAGCTCTGGCTGCTATATCTTCATAATCTTCTGCGTCACCCCAGTTATAACCTTGTGGTAACTCTCTATCCAAATCATTTTTAATCATTGCAAACGCTGTTTGTATAGACTTCGCTGCAAAGTAATCTCTTAACGTCATGCCTTCACTTCTATTATTTGGAAATGCTTTCATATCTTTTCTCCTCGTAAAGAATCCAACTCGTCTGCGGTTAATACTAAACAATACATCTCTTCGGTAACACGCCAACCAATAAAGTAAAACTCATTATTGTCTGGTGCGCTATACACATCTATGTTAGTGACCTGACCTCTATCTAACACTTCAGCATGGGGTGAACCATTAATCATTGATAGCTTATGCTTTAGTACAGCGGGCAAAGTATCTTGATCAAAGTGTCGCCTATGATTGTCACCAACGAATATAGTATGTTTACCGTTAACTATGTGTACTGGCACTCGATAGTGAGCATCACTATCTCTATGCTGTATAGGTGACAAATTAATTTCATTCATGAATGAATAGCCAATTAGATTTTAGGATACCTGAATGTGTCCAACGACCATTCTCATCGAACCCCACAGTACGCAACTCAGGAATGTAAGTGTCACCGATGTTAGTAAACAATCCGCTCTCCCCATGATGAATTTTAACTCCATCATTATTCCTACTCATCTTCTCTTGCATATAAACCTTGAGCATCGTTAGAGTAGGTATTAGATCAACGCACTCGTCAACGTCATGTATGCGCTTGAATGGTTCAGCGATAGCGCATCTTGATGACACTAAGCTGCTTTCATCGTTGATTGCCCATAGTGGTTCTAGTATTAACTTACCTGCCATGAAGCCCATATCATCACGCACCAATACACTCATAGGTTTACTAAACATATCAACCATTTCGGTTCTACGTTTGTCTCTCATAATATCAACTTGAGCGTATTTGTCAAACGTATCTTTAACTTTAGCGATTGATTCTTTTGGTAGTTCATCGATACTTCGATTGTTTAAAACTATCTTGAGTAAGCTATGCACTTCCTCACCACTAAAGTAATGACCACTCTTACGAATCTCACCATACGGTTCGGACATACGACAGATTGCCCCTCGTATGTTCATGCCGAATGTTCTATTAATAAACTCTTCGCTGTTCTTAGGTAACAACTCGTCTTTCTCTATGACCTTCATCAAGTGAGAGATTCTCTTGGCATAGTATGTGTACTTATCTTCCCAATGACGACCACGATCTTTAGCAACCATAGTCGCACGAATGTTATACGCATCGGTTTGTCTGTCTTTCCATATAGATGCAATAGGAAAGCCTTGCTCATCAGCGAGTAACAGTCTTAAATGATGATTACTTCCGACTGTCCTGCTAATAACTTTTAGCCCATACTTATGTGTAAGCTCTCTTAGAAGAGGGAACGCTTCGTGTTCTCGTATTGCTTCTTCAGTTATTATTGTGTTGTCTGCAATAGGATGCAGATAGGTTTGTATAAACATTTAATTTACCTTTCAGGTTATGGTGAATCACTAATTAAAGTTTGTCGATCTTAACCAACTTGCCTTTCGGCGGTTTGAAATTTCTATTCTGCGTGACCAACCACAGAGTCTCGACGCCAGTTTCCCATCTTGGTGTATCTTCAACGTAGCCATCAGTAAAGACAACGATACAGTCTGGGCTATACTTCTTCTGCTCGATGTACTTCGATACACAACTGACGTGCGTACCACCGCCGCCCAATGGTTTAAGAATATCTTTGACGTTAGGTGAGTCACCACCAAACACCTGCTCACCATGCACGTCTGTATCCCACCATAGAACACGCACGGTCTCAGGCTTGCATACATCACAGATAGTCTGTAACTGCATTGCGAATGTGCTGATGATCTCTTGAGTGATAGAGCCTGATGTATCGATAGCTATGATGATCTCTGTCATGGTCTCTGACTCTACGCTTGGTGCAAGAATGTCATTAGCCAATAGACCACGATGAAACCTACGCCATGTCAACTCATCACGCCCACGCACCGATGCTGTCACGAACTCACGCAACTCTTCCTTCCAATCGAGCGGCTTCTCTATAGATACACTTATCTCACGAGGAACATTAGCTCCGAGCCGAGCCGCAAGAATCCCACCCTCACGCAACGCACGACCGACACCCTCTTCCAACTTCTTCATCTCTTCGGCAGTCTTAGGCGCACCTGACACATCGTGATGATCTTGATTGCGAACGGTGACTTTCTTGTCATTGATGTTTATCACTTCACCATTACCTGAATCGTTATTCTCATCACCATCGCCTGACTCAGACCCTGATCCAGCCCCGCCTTGTGGTTTCTGTCGCTGAGGATTCTGTTTCTTCAACTCGTTGTACACCTCACGAACTGACCAACCATCGAACGCATGATCAAGGATTGCACCTTCTGGTAACTCGCAAAGGTTTTTGTCCTCAAGGTTATCAATGATGTTGTTGACGATGATGTCCATCGCTACATTAGCTAACGTACCATCTTCACGCATCAAGTCCTTGTGTCGTGGTATGTGCATCAATGCAACGTGAAGGTTCTCGTGCATGACAAGACCTCGTGCTTGCTTGTCATTCTGTTTACCAAAGAACTCACGACCATACTTCTTATTAGTGCCGTCGGTGTACGCAGTCGGTACACCTTCAGCTATTGCACTCTCACCCATCATCATTATGCTGCCATACAGCGCAGTTTCTTTGTGACGCATTAGTGCAATATGCTGCTTCTTCAAACGCTCTTCATCTGTTAGGTATGCCATATTAGATTCTCCAATCAAACAAACTTGTAATTGTCTTTAGTCCATGCCTTGACCGTCTCGTTATTACACGCCAACTTCACAGTCTTTTTGTTACTCATCAACATGGTAAAGAATATAGATTGCAACTCGCTGTTCTTCATGCGGTTATTGAACTTCATGAACTGAGTCAACTCGTCCTCTGTTGTTATCTCATCTATCGCATTGAACATGATCATGCAAAGTGCTGCTACGTCCTCTGGCATTGCTACGCCTTCGGGGTCGGCTATGATTGTCTTAATCGGTATCAACTGACTTTGCATATCAATAAATACTGACAACGCTTTCTGAGTGGCAAGGCCTACGATACCTGCAATGGTAACGTCTGCCGCCTTGTGACCTAGAATGTCACGATTAACTACTGCACGATTCAACTTGAAGATAGAACGTGGTGAAGCAAACGACACGCATTGGCTAGGCTTGGTTGGATTAAAGATGTGTGGATTATCATCTTGCCCACCGTCTTTGTACGATGCCATGACACGAGGATTCAATGCAACGAACGCACGAATAACATTTGACACGCCATTCTCACCCGCCCAGATATTCCACTTGGTTGAATTGGATTTCTCCATCGGTATCAATGCGACACGATTACCAACGTGCGCTTGAACAGAGTCCCCTACACCATCGCTTCCGTTGTTACTTGTTCCAAACACCATCGAACCCAACGGCAACTCACGATCACCCACCATACGCTCAAGCATCAAGCGGGTATAGATAACACCCATCAACTTAGGAACTTTGAACAACTCGTCAAGCATGATGACCTTCGGCTTGTCGCTATCCATCTTGAACAACGCACCGATGTACTGCTCTAGTGACTTGCTGTCATGGTTCGGAATGACTGCTGCTATGTCCATATAATCTTTTGACGGACAGTCCACATAGATGTAGTCGTAACCGTCGCCCATCTTCTGTTTAAGTAATTTAAGAATCGACGTCTTACCTACTCCTGGCTCGCTAAGAAAGATTGGTGTGACGTGAGAGTCATCTCCCTCAACTGTTGTTGACATAACAGGAATGATTGCTGCTGCTTCTTCGATTGTTACTGTTTCTGAGAAATTTACTTTAGACATTTGAATTACCTTTCAGGTTGTGGTGAATCATTAATTAACGTGCTGCAAACATCGACAGGATATCTTCTACCCCACTCTTAACATCGGAACGCGCTGCGTCAGACTCACGCAACATATCCGCATTAACTCCGCGCAACGCTAAGTCGAGCTGCGATACTGCCGCGTCTAACTTCGCATCGTTTGTGAGATTAAAGTCTTTAAACACACGACAGTATTCCTTCGCCTTCTCAACTGTCCCCTCGTATATCTTGCGCTTCTTCTGCTTGGTCTCGCCGTCCTTGCCGAGATACTCATCTACATCACAGCAATGCGCTAGGCTTTCCATGACCTCGACCAACCGCTCTATCTGGTCATTCAGGATAGTCTGAACTATTGATTCCGCTTGCTTGTTGTAATGGTTGTTTAGATCAGCCGCTAAGTCCTGCGCTATCTGACAACGATAATCGCCTTGTGGTATCTCGCTTGTATATAACGTGATGCCGAACTTGCTACGAACTTCTGCCACATCGGGATAGTCGTTGCGGTTAAACATCTGACCTTGAGCGAACGCCATGTTGGACACCGTTGTCGCATAGTTATTACAGAATGTATCCAACAACTTATTGAACTCGACCTCATGATCATGAAACTCTTGCATGAACTTAGGCAAGCTAACGTGTGGTAGATAATCCTGCGACTTGTTCCATGAATACGTCATGCGCTGCATCCAATTGTAAACAGTCTGACGATAGTTCAATAGATTCTTGTGGTCGATGTTGTTCGCCAATAGATTCTTAACGAATCTGCCTGCGCTTTGATCAGCTTTCTTTGCGGTAGTAACCTCATTGCTGATGGCTCGGTCTTGCTTGGTTGCTGACCACACGTTGACCTCGACTGATACTAATAGACCTGCCGTTGCAAGCGACGTGATGTGTTTAGGTTTTTCTAACATTTTCTTTCCTTTCGTTGATTAGTGTTTCAGGTGACGCTGAATCGTTATTTACGCTGGGACAGTATGTTGCTCTGTCCACTAACTATAATTATACTATAACTTGACATATTAATCAAGGGGTTTATCCGACTTTTTAACATGCGGCTCGCATAAAAATTCCCATTGCTACGATGAATCCAAGCACGAACGCACAGGCTAAGTACACGACAAAATCAGGGTCTTTATCATCCATTTCGTTAAGTCTCCATAAATTATTAAATGAGCGATGACTGCGCCCGATACCATTAAAAACACAGCCACCACTACAGCGATAAATAGATGCCAGTTACTTAGCTCTTGCTTTATCTGCATCACGCACTCCCAACATCACTTCACCATCGGCTGAATCGACAACTTGAAAACCCTCATCAGTCTTGAACGCTTCCCACTTACGGTGTGCGATCTTGTCAATACAGGTAGTCAACTTGAATACCATGCGTCTAGCTCTCTTCTTATCTAGGTGTAGCTTGACCACCCAGACACCCAACGCTATGGTTGCTATCTCGTAAAAGTTTTCCATGTCATACCTCCACGTCTTTATGTATATCTTCTTGCGGTGTCGTGTATAGAGTCTGATGCACACTCGACCGGTCGTAATACTCTTTCTCTTCGCTACAAACTATTGCAAATGGCGGGTTGCCAATCGCTTCCTCAACTTCAGCGCTGGTAAGATTGTTTAGTGTGCGTAGTTTTTCTTCTACATCAAGGTCATCACACCACCCAATCACATCACCATCAGGACACACTTGCTTTGGATAGAACAACTCGAACTCATAATTCGACGCTCCGACAAAATAAACAGGTGCAACTTCCCACAACGAATCCTCGCCGCCATACGTATGAGTACCTTTAATGACACTCGCACCCGTAGCGTTTTTGAATCGGTATATCTTTTGCACACCCTCGATGCGCTCAAACGGACGAACCTCTACAGGTTCAAATATATTTATCGCCATCCCAATCTCCCTTTCGTTTTGTTAATATGAGCGAACAAATACTCACGCTCCCACGTTGTACCCTTTTGCTTCTGTAAGATACGCTTGATGTCGCGTATTACTTTCTTATACGACTGTTTGTTATTTACCATTTCACCCTCCGCTGAATCGTTAACTTGTCGAGGTTGCTGCGTACCTTGTCTTTCTCTTCGACTGACTGAATGTGGAACTCATCTAACATCTGATTAAATAACTCCTCACCCTTGTCCCACTCATGCCGCTTGTCAACGTGCCGACCGCCACCGCTTTGTGTAGCTTTAGCAACGGGGTTACGTGGTTTAAGTTTTATCGGTTTCATCTCTCAACCCCCATCCAATTGAACTAATGTGATTGACCACCTCGTCCTTTGTTAATCGGTGACCCTCTGTTTCATACCAATGCGCCAAGTCGTCAATCGTTCCATTCAATATATCGACAACTATCTTTGACAGTTTTTTTGTTACTTCATCTTCGTTCATTTGACTAACCCTCCCTTGTTGTTGATGCCCTTTAAGTCGGACACATCAGTTAATAAAACATAATTGCTCTTGTGCATTGGCACGACGGTGCGTACTACTTTCTTCGCTGCCTTCTCACCGCATGGCATACAAGTCTTGTAGCCGATAGCCCAACGCTCGGCTGGCACTTCGTTGTCGTAACAAATCATGCAAGGTCTCATGTCAACCTCCGTCCACTTCTATACAACGGCTTATCCAAGTGCGACCCTCGATTGCCCCACGCATACGCTCTTCGATGTCGTCTGACTCTTCGCCAAGTCGCACGAACTCCAACGCATAGCTTGTATTACTTGCATCGTCACCGATCAACAACTCTTCGAACTCGTCGAATAAGTTTTCCAAGAACTGAATGTCTGGATAGCTGTCGTACCACTTCCAATCATCGGCTTTAAACTTGACGCCCCACCCGCTATAGTCGAACGAATTTTTCACATGATCTGCCGCTTCAGGGTGAGCTGAATCGCTATATGCTTCGACGCGTGATCTAACGAACTCTTTGACGATAGTGTTATCACCTATGTCGTTATTGCCGTACATCAAACACACTACATTTGATCTATACCCCATGTCTGTTCTCCTCTATCCAATCTGAATCGCTTATTGATAACGGACACAACATCTCATTGCGTACCTCTATCTGATGTTTAACTTCTATCCCATAATTGTGGTTGCCGTAACGCTCATGCGAATACTTGCTCTCGTCTAGCCTTACGCAAGCAATCTCCATCGCATAGTCGCTCAACGTGTAATAATCTTTTAAGTCAAAGTCCACAACAAACTGCATGACTTGTTCTTTTATCCGACGCAGCAAACTGTTTTGTAGGCAATGAGTCCAATCAACTTCTTTGAACTCGATCACATAACCACGACCTTCAACGCTGTGGATATTGACCACAATCTCGTTATACAGATTGAATGGCTCTATTAATTGTTTCTCTACCCATGTGTTGACTATTGCAGCGCAGCCTAGCTGTGCGGGTAGGTGTCCCTTGTCCATCACGTTCCCGCCTTTGTTGGCGTAGAACAGAATCAATACGTTCTCTCTCATATTATTCTCCTATCCCATGCTCACCCAACCACGAGTCGTAGTCGAACTGCTTTTCTGCATCAGCCAACGCTTTGCCTTCCAAGTCCGGCATATCCTCACGCCATTGGTGTTTGATTTTCGCTAGGCTATGTTTAACTAGCTGTTCTAGTGCTTGGTTTGCGTTTATGATTTCTTCCTGCTTGATGATGTGGTCTTTTAACTTTGACATAATTTACCTTTCAGATAACGCTGAACGCTTGATCATCACCGTCATAGAACCAATCGGTGTAGCTGTAAATGCTTCCCTCGTTGCTGTGGAAAGTACCGTGAGCAGGTTCATCTATTTCTTCTTCGAACCCTGCTTCCTCTAAAGAAACTATTAAGCCATGCTCTCTGGCTGCATCTTCCCAACTGGGCTTTTCTTCTAGTTTGAAACACTTTGTAATGCGATAAGTCTTTGACATAGCAACCTCTCTTATTTAATTGTTCAGGCAGCCCTGAATCGTTAGTTAATATTCTTGCTGATGACGCTTTGCGTTGATACATTGCTCCACGACATTATTATTATACCATAACTTTACATATAAGTCAATGTAGTTATTTGGGTTTTTTGTTCTGGTCGTTTTGGGGAAATCAGAACAAGAATGGGGTGTTTTGCACCAGATATAGTGGGTTTTGGGGGTTTTGTTCCGGTTTTAAAGTGTTGCCAGAACAAGAACTTTTTGGTATGAATCGGGCTAAAAGCCGCATAAAACCTAGTCTTTATTAATAATAATAATTAAAAATATATATAATATTGTTGTTCTGTTCCGGTGAAAAAATATAG